CGGGATGGCCCCGGCGGACAAGCAGTTCTTCCTGATTTTGTCAGACATGAGCAAATATATTCTTGGCTCATTGGCAACCCTGCTTGCTGTTAAAGGCAAAGACGCACTCCAGCAGTTCGTGCCACCGGGTCTGTCTACCAAGGAAGAGCGTGAGGATAAGCCAACGCCACCAGCACCTAAAGCACCTGTACGCATGGAGCCAACCATCGACCCTATCAGTTCAGCGCCATCAGTAGCCACAGGCTATGGCGGCAAACCAGCCCCAGTACAACCACCTCACCCGGAGATTTCGTAATGTTTATCTACGCCCGTATGGCTGTTACCGTTATTGCAAGTTTATTCTTGGCGTTCCAGATTCACGCGCAGGAGGTGAAGAAGGTCTGCAACAAGCAGAAGGACAGCAAGGGCAAGGAAGTGCAGGTCTGCAAAGAGGTCAAGATTCACAAGAAGCTCGACGGCACGAAAGTACCGCCAAAGTGACTGCGCTTCTCAACCCGTGGGTGCTGTTGACGCTTGTACTGGCGATTGCCGGTGCGGCTGGGGGCGGGTATTATAAAGGCAATTCTGCGGGTAAAGCAGAGGTGCAGCAAGCGTGGGATAAAGAGAAGGCAGAGCAGTACGCCGCTTATGCCAAGGGGCAAGAAGAAGCCCGGCAACGTGAGCAAGAAATGCAACAGGCGGCGGACAAGCTACGGAGAGACAAAGATGCTGAGATCAGGAATATTAATGCTCGCGCTACCGCTCTTACTAACAGCTTGCGCGACAGGCAGGAGCGCCCCGCCGAAAATGGTACCGCCTCCGGTACCGCCCGAGCTTGCAGTGGAGCCTCCGGTGCGGAATTGGCAAAAGGAGATGGAGAGTTTCTTGCAGGGTACGCTGCCGACGCAGCCCGTCTCCAAGCAGCCCTCGACCAATGCGTCAAACAGTACAACGCCGTCAGGCAAAAGTAAGGAATAGCGATGCCGTTGCAGAAACTACAGTTTCGCCCCGGTGTAAACCGAGAGGGCACTACGCTTTCTAACGAAGGTGGTTGGTACGACTGCGACAAAGTGCGGTTTCGCTCAGGCTACCCTGAAAAAATTGGTGGCTGGGCGGTTGAAACCTACACTACATTTCTTGGTTACTGCCGCTCATTGTGGAACTGGGTAACGCTCAAAGGTTTTAACCTGATGGGTGTTGGCACTAATGCAAAGTTTTATGTTGAGGACGGCGGGGTGTTTTATGACATCACACCTATTCGTGTTACCAACTTAAACTCAACAACTTTTGCAGCGGTTACGTCTTCACCTTTCTCTGCGTTTATTACCGTTACCGACTCTAGCGCGTCTAGTTTGCAGGTTGGTGACTTCATTACGTTCTCAAATGCGGTTGGGCTTGGTGGCAATATAACTGCGGGCATTCTCAACCAAGAATATCAAATACAGTCTGTCACGTCTGGTACGGTATATACAATTGTTACCCGTGCGGCGGGAACTTCTGTTGCTGGACTTAACTTCACGGTAAACACAGCAACGTCCACTATCTCACTGCCAGTCGGCACCACGATGGCAAACGGCGATACTGTTGCACTAGTAATTGGCGGCGGTGCTGGTGCGCCGGGCGGGTTGGGTTATGCGGTTACGTATTACTTGGTTAATGTCGTTAGTAACACCTGCCAGCTATCCCTTACCAGCGGCGGCACACCTATTACTTTAACTAGCGAAGGTATTGGACTTCAGGCGCTTTACTTTACCGTTTTCTCCAACGCGTCTGATTCAAGTGATGGAGGAGCGGCGACTGACACTGCGTATCAGATTAATACAGGCTTTCCCATTTTTACTATTGGTACCGGCTGGGGTACGGGGGCGTGGTCGCGTGGTACGTGGGGTTCGGCGTTTACTACCGGGTTTGGTTTGCAGCTCCGTCTTTGGAGCCAAGCCAACTTTGGTGAAATCCTGTTGTTTAACCCGCGTGGCGGTGCTTTATATGAGTGGGCACCGGGTTCAGGTGCAACTCCAGCCTACGGCACTCGCGGCGTTGTTGTGTCCGGCACATATACGCCGTCTCTCATCAATGAAATCCTAGTATCGGATCAGTCGCGGATTGTCATTTGTTTTGGTTGTAATGACCCGAGCGGCACGTACGCGACGACTGAGCTTGACCCGATGCAGATTCGTTGGTCTGCGCAAGAAAGCTATACAGTTTGGGAGCCGCAAGCTACCAACCAAGCAGGTGATCAGCGGCTATCGCATGGTTCACAGATCATCGGGGCATTGCAAACGCGCCAAGAGATTAACATCTGGACAGATGCAGCTATCTACGCCATGCAATATATTGGCCCACCGCTGGTTTGGCAGATCACACTACTAGCTGACAACATTTCAATCGCTTCGCAAAACGCTATGGCAACTGCTTCAGGCGTTGTGTATTGGATGGGGGTGGATAAGTTTTACATCTATTCTGGTCGAGTTGAAACGCTGCCATGCTCGGTGCGTACGTATATCTTTAACGACATCAACCGGCAACAGTTTGCCCAAATTCAGGCGGGTACGAACGAAGGATATTCAGAGGTCTGGTGGTTCTACTGTTCTGCTAACTCTAACGAGATAGACCGCTACGTCATCTTTAATTACCTCGACCGTGTTTGGTATTACGGCTCGATAGACCGTACGGCATGGCTTGACTCCCCGCTGCGTCAGTTCCCTGTTGCGACTACAGGTAAGAATCTCATGGTCTACCACGAGGCGTCGATTGATGACGGCACTACTAACCCACCAAGCCCAATCAATGCGTACGTGCAGTCATCTGACTTTGATATTAACGACGGGCATAACTACGGGTTTGTGTGGCGGATCATCCCCGACATTACCTTTGATGGTTCTAACACCACAGGCTCCACAACAGTAAACCCGGCAGTTCAATTTACGGTACGTCCTCGTCAGAACCCGGGATCAGGGTATGGCGTATCTCCATCACCGACGGTTAAGTCAGCGCAGAGCTACGCTGGGCAGACAACCTACACTGTGCAGCAGTTTACTGAGATCGTGTACAGCAGGATTCGTGGGCGGCAGATGGCGTTCAAGGTTAGTTCAGATACGCTTGGCACACAGTGGCAACTAGGCGTACCCCGTATCGATGTTCGACCTGATGGCAGACAATAAATGACCGTACGCCTAAAAACCGTAGCACTTACCAGAACGCCGTTACTGCCGTTTGCGCCAGTTGAATACGACCGTGCGTACCACGACACCCTCAACAATATCCTGCGTCAGTACTTCGCTACGGTTGACAATATTGCCGCGCAGTTTTGTTTAAGTGGCGTTTTCACAGTAGCAACACTACCCGGCGCTGGCACTCTTGGTGCAGGCGCAAGAGCGTTTGTTATCGACTCGTCGGTGTCAACATTTGGAACCACGGTGGCTGGTGGTGGCACCACAAAAGTGCCTGTCTATTCTGACGGAACCGACTGGAAAGTTGGGTAATTAACGTGCTGAAGTGCTAAACTTCTTGCAATTGACATTGAGGTGAAATTATGGGTGCCCTTCTTCCGCTTATAGGCAAAGCTGCCGCTACTACTGCCACTACTGCGGTACCTGCAAGTATGGCGGGCACTTACTTTGCTGGAGCGAGCGGTGCTACGGCAGGGCTAGCAAATGCGCTCAATGCTGGTATTACGGCAGGTTCTGCCCTTGGTGGGGGTGGTTCGCTTGCTGCTTTAACCCCCGGAATCTTTGCTAAGGCGGCCCCTGCGCTGGGCGGTCTGCAATCGTTGACTCCAACGCTGGCGACAAAAGCAGGCCCCGGACTGTTTAACACTATGGGTATGAATCCGTTGGCTGGCATGCAATCAGTGCTGCCGTCGGCTTCAAAAGTCGCGCCTAACTTAGTAGGACAAAATCAAGCTATTGATGTTTTTACCAAGGCTGCGGCAGATCCATATAAAGGTGTAGAGATTGCCAAGGTCGCGGGAGATGTGACGAAGCTACCCGGTACAGACTATACCAAAGGCTTAATTGGCAACGGGCTAAAAGCTAATGCAGCGCCAACAGTGTCAAGCCAAGCACCCGGCCTAGTAGAAAATATTCGAAACTACAAAACGTTGACGGAGGGTGCAGCTAATATGAGCTACCCTCTGGGTCAGCAAGGTATATCTGCGAATTCTGCCGCACTACAGCAAGCTGCCGCCTCTACCGTTGACCCAAGTAAAG